CGTCGGGTCGATAACAGGGCTTTGCTAAAAAAACTGAAGAAGGATGTAAAGAAAAAGAACCCCAGGCTCAGCCCGGCTAAGGTAAACGCAGAGGCTAGACGTTTATTTCGAAGCCTAAGTAAAAAGTAAATACCAAAAATATCAGTATCAATGATTCACCCCGACGACGATTGCACTGTTGTGACCGACATGCCCCTGTGTGATGAAGTCGCTGACTTCATTGAACAGGGTCTCCATAGAGATATGTCGAAGGAGGATGTTGACGAATGGTGTGACGCACATTTGGATGAACTCGCAAATATTTATGAGAAGTACAGGGGTACCTACTTGTCATATGGATTAGCGGAAATGACCCTGTTCTTTTCACAGACAGTATACGAGAGAGATGATGTTCATGAAATGATTAGCGATTTTGTAACCTTTCAGTAATTATCATTTAAAGATATAAACTTCCTTTAAGTTAATGAATACATGCGACGTGTGTTGTGAAAAATTTAACAAGATACACCACAAAAAAGTCGAATGCCCCTTTTGTGATTTAATGAGTTGTCGATCTTGTTCACAAAAGTATATTCTTTCAACTTTCGAAGATCCTCATTGTATGGGGTGTAAAACGTTATGGAGTCGTGAATACGTTGATTCATTTTGTACAAAGTATTTTCGAAATGTTGAATTGAAGCGTCACAGGGAAAATGTATTATTCGAACGGGAAAAGGCTCTCATGCCCCAAACACAGGTAGAAGTTGAGAGGGTACTTGAGATACGGAGACTTCGACACGAAGCCAGGGAACTCCGTAGGTCTTTGATAGACTTATACGAGACATACCGGGTATCGTACCCGATTACAGATGAGGAACTCTTAGAACATCCAGAAATAGTAACAATACATCGCAACTTGGAAGAAGTATATGTTAAAATCGAAGAATTGAGAAACCGTGGTGAATTACATTTGAATACCCAAATAAAATTTACCCGTAAGTGTCCAATTGAGGAATGTAAAGGATTCCTAAACGAAGATTATTTCTGTGGTTTGTGCCGTAATAACTTTTGTAAAGACTGTTTAGAACCCTTCGGGGATGACCATGTGTGTGACCCACAAATTGTAAAGACGATGAAGTTATTAAACCGAGATAGCAAGTCGTGTCCCAAATGTGGAACGGTAATATACAAATCCAGTGGGTGTTCACAAATGTGGTGTATCAACTGTCACACGGCGTTCGATTGGAGATCTGGTGAAATCGCAACTGGGCGTATACACAACCCACATTTTATCGAATTTAAGAGGAAAGGGGGTGTGAGCAGGGAACATGGAGATATCCCATGTGGTGGTATACCGACGTACAGGGAGCTGCGTCAAGCCGGGGCATCCGACGAATTACTTAATCTATCAACCTATATCTTTTATGCTGATAGGGAGAATGCGTACATTGACTTGGAACCTATTGATAACTTACATGCCCGTGTTGCGTATATGCTCAATCAACTTGACGAAAAGACGTTTAAGACATTTTTACAGAGACAGGAGAAATATAAGGATAAGATGAGGGACATGTCGCATATATTCGAAATGTTGACCCACACGGGTGGAGATATCCTCCGCCAATTTATACTCGAACCATCACGACAACCGGAATTCATAGACTTGTTATCAAAATTGTTCATGTATGGAAATGAAATTTTTGAAACAATACGGAAACGATATAATTGTGTATTACCAAAAAATTTATATTTCTAAATACTAAGATGAATGATAGTTTGATCATACTCATACTAGCTCTCGTAATTTTGTATATGTTACCGAGGTACCCCGAGCCAACGTTGATAGAGAATTTTATCACAGAAGAGGAGCGAAGACACATCATACAAGAAGCATCTGGTAAACTCGAACCGTCGACCATCTCGACAGACAAGAAGATTGACACAAGTTTTCGTAAGAGTGATACCGCGTGGTTGGGTAGAGATGATAAAATTGTTGATACCGTGATGAGAAAATGCCTGAAACACACAGACAGACCTATAGATAATTGTGAGAAACTCCAAGTTGTTAGATACAAAGCTGGTGGGTACTATAAACCCCATCAAGATGCGTTCGCTAATGAGGAGAATATGCGGGTGTATACATTCATACTCGCATTGAATGATGGATACAGTGGTGGTGAGACTGTATTCCCAAACATAAATAAGAGCTATACACTCAAGGCTGGTGACGCGTTATTTTTCGATACATTAGACAACTATAATCTCATGACAGCCAGGGCTTTACATGGGGGTAAACCAGTAAAGTCGGGGGATAAATGGATTTGTAATTTATGGGTAAGGAAATACCCTTATCCAGAAGGGTTTCCGTCGTCTCATTGATCTACGACGGCGATCGGTACGCCTCCTTTTAGGTTTTTTGATCCTTGAAGCCAATTTTTTTATAAAATAAAGCTCATACGTGAATTTTTTAAAGCGATCATCATCCTCGGATAGTTCTATATTCTTTTTGTAAATTGTACTCCATAATTTCTTATATTTTACATCTGGAATCATTAAACATTTATAATACTTTGTCACGAATTCAAATAGTTGTAGTGTGAGCGCATCCCTTATATCTCCAATTGGTTTGGAATTAATTTCTGTGAGAAAAGTACTTATTTTATGCATCATCTCACGCTCCGTGAATAGATCGAGATACGTAAATTTAGAACACGAGAAACAGCGGACACCACCGTTATCTAAGTGATTAAAAGTACACTTATCACAAAACTCGTGGTCACATGATAATTTCGTTTTATAATACATCGGTTTGTCACAACGTCTACAGATATCATCTACCACGTGTTTATGATCACCGCATAAATGGGTGTCGTCGATGACATGTTTCTTACACGGAAAATTATCAGGTCCACAAGCGATGCATAACATTCTTAGATATATTTATATTACAAAACTTTAATACATATGTCATCGTATTTAGAATTACCAACATACACGTATGACGAAATGTCGACAATTGAAAAACGGTTGTTCAGACGAGATTTTGAAAAACCCGTCGTTATAAGGGGGTTGTATAACCCAAGGGCTAAAAAAATGGATATAGATACTGTCGTTTCGATGTTTGGTGATGTCGAGTTGCCGATGGAGACGTATGAAATAGAAAATGCACCCAGGTCCTTTTCTGGGGTAGAAGAACACACGATGAAATATATGTTTAATCATTGGAAAACAAACAAGTTACCATCTTTATACTGTGCGGAAGTGAATCTATTCGAACAACCCGTATCGGAAAAATTGATGAAAGCCTTACATAATCCGAATACAGAATATAGGGAAATCGACAGTTTTTTATTATTTTTAGGTAATAATCATAAAACTGAATTACATTTGCATATCAGTGACGATTATATATTAAATCAATTATTCGGGAGTAAAACGATTTACATATTCGAAAATTACGACAATGCAAATGTTCGTAAAAATTCATTTTTGAATCTCACTAAATCCAATTTTGCTGTAAACGATTTTTTCGAAATGGATCACAGTAAAATGAAAATTTATAAAACCACACTACATCCGGGTGATAGTCTAATTATTCCACCGTGGTACTGGCATGCTACACATGGACATGGACTTAACATGTCCATCACACAGACTTTTTTGAGACGAGATGAATCTTATATATGGAAAAATCCAAATTTATTACTTGATTATTATTTTGGGGATGGACCAGAGCAGTTGATAGGTATGTTCATGGTTATTATAATTCTATTTTTCATTTTAAGGCGTCAAAGTTGATCTCGAACCCGTGTTCTGTTCGCCATGTGGAGTGCCTCAACGTCCGCCTTATTCTGCCCTGTGTATGGGACGGCGTACCCATTGTCACACATCCACTTGTTTACGTTGGTCCAGATACCCTCCTCACACACCCAAACCTCAGCGAGAACACGACCAAACTTACCCCTAGAGTCAGCCTCAGGGCATCTGAGTTCGATTTCGATATCATCCTTCTCAGATGCGACCGCCTTCATACACCACTCCTTGAGCTTCTTCTTGGAGAGGAGACCAAACTTCTTCTCCTCTACATCAGATGTGCGAGACTCGGGTGTGTCGATACCCAGTAGGCGCACACGCTGCTTCGTGCAGACATCAAAGCCAAGGTCGATGGCGACGTCGATAGTATCACCATCGACAACCCTCTCAAGGGAGGAGACACGGTACTTGAAGTTACAGGGCTCGACGTTGTAGGAAGACATTTTCTATTCTCAAGACACTTAAAATCTTTATGCTACGTTAAAATATGAAATGTGTCGCAACTTTTTCCGAAAATAATTTGTACAAAATCAAACTGGCAAAGACTCGTAAGAATGTTCTTGAAGGTATGTACAGACGACCGAGTATTGTGGAGGTGCGTCCGATTAGAGAAAATCTGAGACTTCGTTTACGCTTCACTGAAGCGATAAAAGAAGCACAGGAAATATGCGAAGATAACATAGAGTCC